GATAATGGAATATGGAATACTATAAGATTTATTAAGAAAAGGAATACTAAACATAAAGATCAGTATAATATTAATATTTCTGGAAATAAGGGGTTTGCTATTGTGAAAGACTCTAAAAAGTTTGACCAGGTTTTTTATGATACTAATAATCAGTCTTTTTATGTTGAAGAATATAATGGATTTTACGTGCCTGTTAAAGAAGTAAAAATAGAAGAATTTGAAGGTACAACTTATAACATATCAGTAGAAAATGATGAAACATATGTAGCTAACGGTATACTAACTCACAATTGCTCCAGCTTAATGATTTTAATGATATTCAGAGAAGAATTAGATAGAAGAATAGAGCAAAGGAAACAAACAAGTGTTAAAAGTGCAGCCCAAAGTGACTTCTGGGGAAGAGCTTATGGTAGCTTTAATAAAGATAAAGTTCATAGAAAACTAAAATATTTAGCAAATTATGATGTTAATTAATAATTAGTGTTTATATTTGTACAAAATTACATAATATGAGAACAACACTCTTATATTTCCCTCCTCAAAAGATACCAACTTCCAAGAAAACAAAGGATTGGTATAAAGAATGTATTGATGGTGCAGAATCATTAGCTATACTTAGAGCAGATGGTTCTTACGGATATCATCACAAAATGCAGGTATGGGAAAATCTTGACAATGATATCATTGATGAGAACGAGATTGAAAAAGTATTCAATCCAATGCAATTACAAGATGCAGTATTTCCTGCCGCAATTAAAAACTACCCACTTTCAGTACCTAAAATAGACTTATTACAGGGTGAAGAATCTAAAAGAAAATTTGACTGGCGTGTAATGTCAAAAAATGAAGATGCATACTCTATTCAAGCTGATGCTATTAAAGAAGAGATTATGCGTATAGTAATGGAAGAGATTCAAAATGAATCTTTTGATGAAGAGGATACCCAAAATAAAATTCAAAAAATTTCCAAATATTTTAAATATGAATACAAGGATTTAAATGAGTTATGGGCTACACGTACTCTTGAATATCTTTGGAGACAGCAAGATATGAAAAGGAAGTTCTTTCAGGGCTTTAGAGATTGTCTTGTTAAAGGTAGAGAAATATACAGAATAGATGATGTTGGTGGAGAACCTGCAATAATTAAATGTGATCCTAAGAATGTTTATTTTGTAAGAAAAGGGGACTCTCATAAAATTGAAGATTCTGATATAATTATAGAAGCTTCTTATGAGCCTATAGGTAAAACTATTGATGAGTTTTATAATTATTTATCACCAGAAGAAATAGATGAGATTGAAGGTGGTATGGAACGTCTAAATCAAAAGAGTTCAAGTGGAGTATTAAATCATCAAAATGCATTTCCTGTACTTTCAGCTAATAGTCAGATAGGTGGTATTTCTTCTGATAGTAATGATCCTTCCCTTATAGCTATAGGTATGTATAACTTACCTTTTGATTATGAGGGTAATGTGAGAGTACTTAGAGTAAGATGGATGGGAAGGCGTAAAATAGGCAAGCTTACTTATTTTAATATAATTACAGGAGATGAAGAACAAAGATACGTATCTGAAAATTATAAGGTAAAGAAAGAATTAGGTGAATCTGTAGAATGGATTTGGGTTAATGAGGCTTATGAAGGTACTCGTATAGGTCAGGATATTTATATCAAAACTCAACCCAGAGAAATACAAATGCGTCATTTTGATAATCCCAGTAAATGCTTTCTTGGTTATGTAGGTACTGATTATGGCAAGTCTTTAATGGCAAGAATGGAACCTTATCAATATCTGTATAACGTATATATGCGTAGAGTAGAACTGTTCTATGCAAGGTATCACGGCCCAATGATGGAGTGGGATTTATCTAAAAAACCTGATGATTGGACTGAGGATATGTGGATGTATTATGGTGATGTACTTGGTAAACTTGTTATTGATAACTTCAATGAAGGTAAAAAAGGCGCAGCTACCGGTAAACTTGCAGGTAATATTAATAATACTTCTGGAAGAGTAATTGATGCAGGAGCATCTAATTATGTACAACAGTTACTACTTATGTTGCAGTATCTTGAGAAACAAATGGGCGAGATTGCTGGCGTTACCCAACAACGGCAAGGTCAGATAGATAATAGAGAGACTGTAGGGGGTATTGAAAGGGCTGTTACACAATCCAGCCATATTACTGAGAAGTGGTTCTTTATTCATGATGAAACTAAGAAAAGAGCTTTACTTGCATTACTTGATACCGCTAAACAAATATGGAAACATAATAAATCCAAAAAGCTTGCTTTCATAATGGACGATATGTCCAGAGTAACTATGGATATTAATGGTGAAGACTTTGCCTCATCTGAATATGACATCTTTGTTACTGATAGTAGTGATGATTTGAAAATTCGTCAAACTATTGAGCAACTTTCACACGCTTATGTACAGAATGGTGGTTCTATATCATTACCAATTAAAGTTCTTAGAAGTGATAGTATTACTGCTATGAGTAAACTTATTGAAGAAGAAGAGGCTATGATGCAACAGCGTAATGAAGAGCTTGAGAGTAGAAAACTTGAAACACAACAAGCTATGAAACAGGCAGAACTTCAGGATAAACAAGCCGACAGAGATCTTGAATACTATAAAATAGATAAAGATGCTGAAACTAAGTTAATTATAGCAGGTTTAAATAACAACGAAACTGATGGAGAATATCCTGAAAAATTATCTTTAGAGAAACAAAAACATCAGGATGATGTAAATCTTAAAGAGAAAGACTTAAATTTAAAAAATAAACAAATAGAGGAGCAAGTCAGGCATAATAAAGTTACTGAAAAAATAGCTAAAAATAAACCTACATCTAAAAAATAATGTGGATATTTATTAAAGGATGGTATTATAATTTAGATAATATTGTCAAACTATCTTTTCTTGATAATCAATTAAGGTTTAAGGAAGCAGATAGTAAAGATATAACTATAGTATATGACTTAGATAGTGAGGAAATGAATAAAATTAAAAATATAATTAATGGAAGAGATAATTAAACTATTTATAGAAAAACAATATAGACTTGATATGGGTAAAGGTTCTCTGTCAAAAAGATTTACAAGGATTTTAGGAAGGAAAGTAACAGAGGAAGAGATAAAGGAAGGAAAAAAAGAGGCTAGGGGTAGAATTAAATATGGGTTAGATTATTATAGTAGAAGAAAAAAATTACCTAAAATACTAATTTTTGATATAGAAACAAGCCCGTCTATTTCATATACATTTGGTAGGTTTAATTATAACATAGCGTATGACCAAGTGGAACAAGAGCCGATGATACTTACGTGGGCAGCTAAGTGGCTATATAGTACTGAGGTTATGTCAGATAAAGTAACTGCTGAAGAAGTACTAAATGCAGATGATTACAGAATAGTTAAAAGTCTTTGGGATTTAATAGATGAAGCTGATATAGTAGTGGCTCATTTTGGTGATAGATTTGACCTACCCATGTTAAATACCAGATCTATATTAAACGGTTTACCTCCTTATAATACTGTAAGATCTGTAGATACTAAAAAGGTAGCATCAGGTGTATTTAAGTTTCCCTCAAATAAATTAGATGCTTTAGCTAAGTACTTTGGTATTCCGGGTAAAATAGATACAGAGTTTCAATTATGGATAGATTGTATAAAAGGTAAAGAAGAAGCTTTGGAAAAAATGAGAGTATATAATGTACAGGATGTAAATGTATTGGAAGAAGTATATTTGAAATTAAGACCTTATATTAAGTCGCATCCTAATGTAGCTGTTTATTTAAATACAGATGAAAGAGGCTGCAGTGCTTGCGGAAGTACAGAATTAACAGAAACTGATAAGTATCAATATACTAATACAGGTAAATTTAAATTATACAGGTGTAAATGTGGTGCATTATCAAGAGGCAGACGTACAGACGTAGATAAAACAAGAGGCAAGACACTTTTAACTAGTGTACCAAGATGATAAAATAGATTAATTTCTATAACCAAAATTTAGAGATTATCTAATTTAATAACGATAAAGTTCATAGTAAAATGAAAAACTTATGAAAAAATTTGGAAGTGATAATTAATAGTATTAATTTTGTAAATATTAAAGAGTATGGCAGAAGAAGTAAGAGAACAGGAAGAAATGAACTACGACCCATTTGCAAACATAGATTTAAGCATGTTTGAAACAGATGCTATAGTAAATGAAGAGGAAGTAGTTAATGAAGAATTAGAAAAAGAAACAGATACGCCAGTAGAAGACACTGAAGCAGGAGATAACACAGAAGAACAAGAAGAAGATAATGGGGAAAAGCCCTCCTCTCAAGAAACTAAAGATTCTTCTCCTTTTACTCCATTTGCTAAATTACTGGTAGAGGAGGGTGCAACCCCTAATTTAAACTTAGAAGAGTTTGATGGAACACCTCAAGGATTAATTAAAGCTATTCAACAAGAGATTGAGTACAATACTAATATGTACAAAGAAAGCTTAGATCCGAGAGTTAAATGGTTACAAGACAATATAGATGAAGGCGTAGCTTTTGAAGATTTATTGGCTATTGATAAACAGAGAATGTCATTAAATTTTATTACAGAAGATACTCTGTCAACAGATGAAAACGTACAAAAACAAATTGTCAAAGAATATCTTAAAGAAACTACAAAGTTCAGCGACTCTTTAATTGATAAACAAATTGAACGTCTTGAAATTACAGGAGAATTAACTGACGAAGCCAAAGGTTATTTTGAAGAATTAAAACAAATTAATGCTGCAAAAGAACAACAGGCTGTAGAACAGGCAAAGGTTAGACAACAAGAGTTTAGACAACAACAAGAAAAGATTCTTAATGATTTTAAAGAGACTCTGGAAAAAACCGAAGAGATTATTCCGGGGATTAAACTTAACAGAAATATTAAGGATCAGATTTTTAAAACTCTTACTACACCTGTAACACAAGACCCTAATACAGGAGCACCATTAAATGCTATAGCTAAAGCAAGATTGGAAGACCCGATTAACTTTGAAAAGAATTTAGCATATGTATGGTTAGCTACAAAAGGATTTAAAGACTTTAGTACGCTTAACTCTGCTGGTAAAAAAACAGCAATGAAAGAATTTGAAAGTGCTCTTAACAAAGGAGATAATAAATTTTCCACAAGTAAACAAAACTTTAGCGAACCTGACAGCATAAAAGAATTAAAAGCTAGCATGGAAAGGTTCTCTAATATGAACATTTAGAAACTTAATTTTTAAAAATAAGAAAATATGAGCTTAAACACTGCTTCTTTTCCAACAATTAAATATGAAGGTAAAGATTGGTCTGGTCTAACATCAGCTAATAACCTTGTTAATTTGTTTGGAGACACTCCATATAAACTTGGAGGATTTATTGACACTATTTACAAAGTAAATCTGCAGGATGATTTAATCAGCAAAATTAATTCATATCCAACTCTTGAGATTCCTGATGATGTGGAATTCCAATGGATGCTTATGGGTGCTGATTCTAAGAATATTCCTTTGCAATCTGCTACTGATTTGTCAGGTAATGCATTTACTGCTGCTTCTACTCCGGGAAAATATGGAGAGAGGTTTTATTTGACATTTGCTGAAAGGTTATTCTTCCAGACACATGTTATTGTTGGAGAAAAACCAGACCTTTACCACTTGTATGTCCGTAATGACGGAGATGAAGTTGGAGGTAACTGGCGTTATGAAGTAGAACTTATTGCTACTGACCCTGAACTGTATGTACCTTATGAAGAACTTGCTGCTGGTACTCGTTGGAGTGTTGACTACTCTGCATCTGAGCAGTTTATGTCAGACAGGGGTTCTGATATTAGCTTCACTTCTCCATTCTTAATGAGTAACCGTATTGGGTTTATGCGTAAGCAGCATACTGTACCGGGTGAAATGATTCGTAAAGGACAGAATAATCCTGTTTCATTTAACTGGCAGTACTCTAATAAAGACGGTAAAGTTGTTCAGCATAAAACATGGTTAAACCGTCTTGATTGGGAATTTGATAAACATTTCCGTAGAGAAAAAGCACGTAGGCTTTTCTTTGGTAAAGGTAACCAACGTGAAGATGGAACCTTCGGAAATATTGGTAAATCTGGTGGTGAAGTAAAAATGGGTATGGGGCTTCGTGAACAAATTTCTGCTGCTAATACTTATTTTTATACATCATTTAATATTGACACTCTTGTAAACTTCTTATTGGCGCTATCAGTAGCTAAACTTCCTGAAGACCAACGTAATTTTGTTATTGGAACAGGTGAATATGGGTTGCAGATGGTATCCAAAGCTATTGAAGCGTATGCCGGAGCACAAGCACTTCAATACAATCGTATGGATACTCTTAACAAAGATGGCGGTACTAAATGGCAATACAGCCAACCACAGTTTGTTAAAATGGCATTTATTCAGGGTATTAAGATTGAATTTATGCATATTCCTTGGTACGATGACACTGTACGTAACAAATTAATGCATCCTGAAGGAGGTACTGTAGAATCACGTAGGTTAACTATTATGGACTTTGGTACAAGTTCTGGACAACCTAATATTCAGAAAGTACGTATTAAAGGTCAGGATGAAGTATTTGGATACATCGCAGGTTTGCGTGACCCTTATACTCCGGGTAACAAAGTTAAAAATATGAACTCTCCTGTAGATGGTTACACTATCCATAGGGCTGACTGGTTTGGATTGAAAATTCATAATCCACTTCGGTTGGGTGAATTTATCCCGAACTTGTTGTAATCTCAAACACAGCATATAATTCTTTGAAGTATTTATTAAATCTTTTTGGGGTATGGGTATCTTTACTCACCCCCAAAAGATTTAATTTTAAAGTTTAATTAATAATTTAGCAAGAAAAAATGGAGAAAAAAAGTTTAGCAGAATTAAAGAAACTTGTTTGTGAGAATAAAAAAATCACAATAAAGCCTATACCGAGAAGGAAGGCTTATTTAAAAAGAGGTAAGGAAGGACAACCGCATGATGGTGAAGACATCTATACAGGTTGTAGTAAAACATACGGATTGGCTTGGAATATTAAGAAACACTCTTATAACAATCCTTTCAGAAGTGAAGATGAGCAGGAAGCATTTGAAATATTGCTTGACCAGAAAGAAGGTTCTTTGAATTTATATAAATTGGGTTCACCCTTTTGGGGTTCATTTAATATTGCTATTACTAAGGGGGGTTTGGAACTGGATTTAAACAATCCTGCTGATGCTCTTAGATATAGAATCATATTAACAGACCCACGGTTTGCAAAAAGTGTGTCAGAAAAAAGTATTCTTGAGAAAGAATATATTATCATTAATGAAGAAGAGAAAAAAGAGCAAGAAAGTATCTTAGGTAAGAAAAAAGATGAAGCAAATGACTTCATGTACAAACTTAAAAAGAATAAAAAAGACATGATTAATGTTCTAAGGTTACTGAATAAAAAACCTAGTCCAGATTCTTCTGCAGATTGGTTGAAGTCAGAACTTTACAAAATCATTGATGAAGTAACTGTTCCTAAAGGTAAAAACGGTTTAGACCAGTTCCTTGATATTATGAAAGATGCGAAAGCTGATATCAAATTGTTTGTACTCGATGCCATTGACTTTGGTGCTATTGTGAAAGAACAGACTGGATATAAACTGGAACATACAGGTAAATTTGTTGGTACAAGATATGAAGATGTAGTAGATTATTTCTCCAGCAATAAACCTGAAATACAAGAAGAGAAATTAGTAATAGAAGAAATTATTAAACACTAATGACTGCTGCAGAGTTAAGTTACAGGTTCTTCTTAGCTTATGATAAAGCTTTTGAAGGTGCTGCTCCGGGATATGATGATAAACAAGTAAGTACTTGGCTATCTAATGCTCAATACAGAGTATTTGATAAGTATTATAGGCAATTTGAAAGGTCTGAGGCTGCTCGTAGAGCACTTGAACCTATGATTAAGTCTGCTTCCATATCATCTACAAGTGCAGGAGTACATCCAAACGGATATTTCATAAGCCTTCCTACAGACTTTATGTATGCTATAGAAGAAGCTGTAACATTAACAGGTGCTACATCAGAAAGTTATGTAAAACCAATTACTCACGATTTCTATGCTTTAAATAGAAGTAATCCTTATAAAAAACCTTATTCCGATGGAGTATGGAGAATGGATGTAAGTTCAGATACAGCAACTAAGAAAACTGAGATTATAACAGACGGTACAGCAATATCAAACTATAGACTGCAATATTTAACTAAAATTACAGATATAGTTGTTGATAGTTTTACTCCTGCTAATGATGTAGACCCTATACTCGACTCTACAGTACATGATGAAATAATAACAGAGGCTGTTAAAATTGCTGTTGCAGCTACTAAACCTGATGAATATCAGATTGCAGCTTTAGAGAATAATTCTAATTAACATATGTCTAATTAAAAAACAATTAAAATGTTAGGACAAAAAAACAAGACCCACATTGTAGTGGGCAAAGACCTTGCCTTGCTTACCAGTTCTCAAACACGGGCAAACCTTGTTGCTGGTAAAATTGGTGTATTTAAAAATGGCAGTTCTACTGCTAATACTAGCGCATTGTCGGCTGGTGATTCTTTTAAAATAGTCTACATGAATGTAGATGGTAAAATTATAGAATCTCCCGTTTATAATTACAATCAGCTTAAACAAAAAAATGCTGTTAATTATGCAGCCGGTACAGAACAAAAAAGTTATGTAGGATACAATGGAACTACTGGTAGTATTGCTGTGGCAAATAGCGACATCTATCATATCCATCTTACTCGTAAAGA